CTAATCCTGATGATTGGTTTGGTGGTCATATTCGTGAAACATATCAATCAATGTTTCCTTGTAAACATCATTGGATTATATATAAAGGTGGGTTTCAAAGAAAATGTTCTAAATGTTGGAAACAACAATATTTATATACATGTATTGCTTATGGAAACAAGACTCAAGAATGGAAAGATTCTACTCATAATATTAGTTCAAAAGGATATATTAATTTATGATAATATCTAAAAAAGATTTTTGTGTTTATGTTGAAGAACTAAATTCAAAAAATGAAATGTCTATTGTTGATAATATGTTACAAGCATGTGAAGATTATAATATTGATCCTTTATATGTTGGGCCATTAGTAAATAGATCATTAAGAGAAAAGTTAAGTATTGAATTTGCTAATATTAATTTATTAAAACTTGAACAAAATTTTGTTATATAATGCAAATTACTGGATATTATGCTTATCGTATATTTCTTACTATGAAGGCGCATTTTAATCAAGAGAAATTTGATATAAATAAATATGATTTTAACTTTTTAAAACCACCATATGAAACATTTCTTAAAACTAAAGGAATTAAATTATATGATATTTTAGCAAAAAAAGTTAAAAGTGAAAAACAACTTGTTAATATTCTTATATGTGCTTTTTTGCGTGATCCTACTACATGGATTAAAGATATTATAGATAATTATTCTGATTATAAAAAACGATCTGATAAATGGGAAGGAAAGATGAATAATTTTCCTTATCTTTTTGAACAAGATTGTTATAAATTAGTAGAAAATGGTCTTGTATTTAATTCCTCTTTAGGTAATTTTATTCTTAATCAATTTTGTGATGGTAATATAAATGTAGAGACATTTATAATTTTTAATAAGATATTTATTTTTTCACTTGACAAAAATTTAAATTTCGAGTATATTTACAAACATAAATACTCTAAGTATGAGTTGTTACTAAAATTTGATTTAACTAAATACAAAGACATTCTTGAGGGGGCAGTAAGATGTAAAATGATAGAATCATTAAAAAATGATTCATAGAACAGAAATAGAACAAAAATAGAACAGAAATAGAAAAATTAGGAGAAATTTTTATGAGTTTAGAAGAGTTAAGAAGTAGAAATAGTGGCGGAAAGTTAGATAAATTGTTAAAAGTTGTTTCAAAAACAACTGCCGGAAGAAGTAATGGTTATACAAAAGATGAATATTATTATCCAGAACGTGATAAAGCTGGAAATGGTTCTGCTATTATTCGTTTTACTCCCGGTCTTGAAACTGAAGACTTTCCATATTATGTAGAACGTCTCGAACATGGTTTTAAAAGTGATACTGGTCAATGGTATATTGAAAATTGTCCTAGAACTCTTGGTTGGGATGAAGAATGTCCAGCTTGTGAGCATGGTAATGATATGAAAGATGGTCAGGAATGGAAGAAAATTCCTAAAGAATTGCAGAATAAAATTCGTCCATTTTTTTCAAGTAAACAATATTACACAAATGTACTCGTTATTAAAGATCCAGCAAATCCTGATAATGAAGGAAAAGTATTTCCATTTAAATTTGGCAAATCAATTCTTGATATGATCATGGAAATGGCACAGCCTATTGATGATGGTTTAAGTGATCCAAAAGAACCAATTGATATATTTGATATTGAAGAAGGAGCTAATTTCAAATTCGTAATTCGTAAGAAAAAAGGTCGAACTAATTACGAAACCAGTGAATTTGAAGAAATGTCAGTATGTCCAGATTTTAATGATGAAGATCAAAAACCATTACTTCCTAAAATTGCTAAAGATCAATTTAAATCAATTGAAGACCTTACAAAACGATTTAATATGGTTATGGGGCGTAAAGGAGCACCTTCTTTAAGTAAATCTGCTGAAGATTTTATTAAATCACCGGGCAAAGATAAATCAAAAGAAGAATCTGAAATTCCAGATGCATCTGATTCAAAAAGTGGATCAGAAGATAATATGGAATATTTTCAAAATCTTGCTGATGATGTAAATATTGGATAATTAAATACGTTTATAATATAGTGAAAGGGAGATTACATATGTAATCTCCCTTTTTTATTATGGAGCAAAAATTTGATTCATATATTGAATATGAGGATCATTATCTCTTGGTGTTGATTGGCAAGAAGTCATTGCTATTGGAGATGAATTTGACTGACTAATAGAATTTTGTGTAGGTGATATATTTATATTTCTACTTATATCATTTATTTTATCAATATCCTTTTGTTCTTTTAATGAATTAATTTCAATAGGACGATCTGTATTAATATTAAATTTTTCTGTAGGTAATAAATCAGGTCTTATATTATTTAAGTCAATACTATTTGTAACATTAAATAAATGTTTTAGATTATTATTATCATCTGGTAAGAATTCTTCTCTATTATTTTTTATAAATGAAGGTTTAAATTCAGAAAATTTTTGTTTATGGTTTGAAATATTATTTTTTATTGGTTTAGATACTATTTTTATTTCTTTTTCTTTTTTCCCGAAAAATGAAAATTTATCTTTAAACCAATTTTTTACACTTTTACCAAAACTTGTTAATACTTCTATTGGATTCCATTCAGAAAATTCTTTAATTCCATTTAAAGTATTTTCCCAACTAAATTTTTCAGCAAAAAAATCAAAGATATTTCCAGCTAAATTAGAAATTATTCCAAAAGGTGTCCAATTCCATACCGTAACCAGATTCTCTTTAAGATTTTCCCAATTAAAAATATCAGAAAAGAAATCTTTTATTCCTATTGTTAAATCACTCCATAAATTACTATAATATTCTGTCATATTATTCCATATTTCGGATAAATCCATATTAAATAAAGCAGCTAGTGGTTTTGTAAAATTTTCATTTAACCAAGTTTTAATGTTAGTATCAAAACCAAACCATCCAAGAAGCATATCCGCAACTTCACCAAATCCTTCAAAAATACCACCAATAGCTGAAGCAAATCTATCCATTATAGTAATAGTATCTTTTCCTAATATTTTTTTAGCATTAAAAAAACCAAAGATACCTTCTATTACTGTAATAATTTGTCCGACAAATGGTATCATTTTTCCAAATTTACTAACAAGTTTTCCTATAGGAAGAATTATTTTTCCTATATTTCCTAACATTTTAAATGGTTTAATTATTAATTTTCCTATTATTGATAATTTTCTTCCAATATTTAATCCTTTTAACCATGTTTCAATAACGTTAAATGGTTTAATTATTAATTTTCCTATTGTTGATAATTTTCTTCCAATATTTAATTCTTTTAACCATTTTCCTATATTAGAAAATATTGTAAATATCTTACTCTTTTTAATTTTTATTAATGCAGCAGTAATAGCAGCACCAATACCACCAGATAAAAGAGTTGGAATATTACTAATAAAATTCCAAATACCTTTTAAAAGACCTTTTTTCTTAATATCTTTTTGTGATTTAGTAGCATTAGTTAAATCATTTATAGCATCAAGAAGATTATCATCTCTTTCAGCTTTTTCTAAAGCTTCTTCGGCATCATTTTGAGAAGCAAGTTCAAATCTTCTATTAATACTGGCAACATCAAGAGCTATGTTTTTAATATAATCACTATCAATTTCAATATCTGAAATTGTTGTTTTTGATGGTTCAATTTTTTCAATAGGAGATTTATATTCTTCATTATATGGTGAAAGATTTATTTTAGAACTTTCTTTAACAGCTTTTTCAATATTTACTAAATGTTCTGATTCAGCATCATGTAATTTTTTAGCAGTTTCTATTTGAGATTCTGCAAGTGCTTCTTGTGTTCCTCTAAGACGTTCTGCAATTCCTTCTTTATGTTTTTTCTGTTTTTTCCATACATCCCACACAGAAGATGATCCTTTTTTAATAAGCCAAAAAATACCACTTGCCATTTTTGCTGTTAGAGGATCTTTACTTACTGCACTAATAAAACTACTTTCAATATTATTAAAACCTGATTCAATCCCACTTAATGATTGTTTTCCTACTTCTTTACCTATAAGTTTTGGGAGATTTAAATCAATTTGTTTTCTTTGATTTATACTATTTTGTAATAATTTTTTTAATTCTTTTGCTCTTTTTATTTCACCATCATTAACACTATCCATAGAGTCTATTATATGATCAAGATGCGGTATTTGTTTTTCTATTGCAATAAGTTCTTCTCTTGATATTTTTTGGTCAGAGTCTATTACTTTTTCAATATCAGAACGTATTTCTTTGGCAATATAATTTCCTACTTCGGAAATATCACTTGTAGATTTTCCTTTTTTATGGAGAGCTAATTCAAAATCATGTGTTATTTTACTTAATTGTTCATTTGTATTATGTTGTAGTTGTTGATTTTTATCAACAACTTTTTTCATAATATTATGAATATCTTTTAAATCATCTATATTATCTTCTTGTATATCAGCAAGTTTATTTATATTTTTTGCTGAATCAACAATGATTTTTTCACTTTCTTCAGAAATTTGTGGTATATTATTATCATTATTTACATTTTTTTTCTGATTAGCTCTTTTTTGAGTAGTTTGTTTATATTGGTTTTTACTTTCACTCATTTTTATTACCTATTTCTTTTAGACTGTTCTTTTTGTAGTTTATCTTGTAATATAGCAATATAAATTTCCCTTTCAAATGGCATCATATTCTCTATTTCTTTTAAAGAATAATTAAAATCTGTCATTAATACAAAATTCATTCTATACATATTGAATATGCTATCATGAGAAAGGGCCATTAAAAAAAATCAGATATACCTCTAAAAGTATATTCACCTTTCTTTTTACATTTATTACAAGTATATTTAATGGTATGTTCTAATGAAGGCATACTATCAAAAAACTGTTCTTCTATTTTTTGAAATTGCTGTCTTGTTAGTTGATTTAACCAATCAACCATATCTTCTTTTTTAACCATAGATGAATCATGAACACTATCTTTATCAAAAATAGAAACAATTAATGAAGCTATATATTCAATTGGGTTTTCTTCAATTTCATTTGCATTAATTGTATCATCTATATCTGGATATCTAAAAGTAATACCTATATCATTTTCTATAATTACATTATTTGTATGTTTTTTTGAAAATTTTACTTTTACTTTTGATAAATCTATTATAAATTTTATAATATTTCCACATTCACATCCTTCATCTTCTCCATCTACAGAAGGGATTATATTTTTACATTTCATTTGTATTTCAATTTCTTCTCCTACAGATTTAGCCCGTAATTGAAGGAACATATATTCTATATCAAATAATGCTAAAGTAGATATATCAACTTTATTAAAAGTACATGCTGAAATAACTTCCTTCATACAATTTATCATTTCAGTTTCATCATTACTTTCTTTTATTAAGAGTAATATTTTTTCTTCTTGAACTAAAAAAGGTCTATATTTTACTTTCTTTTTTGTTGAAGGTATTGTTAAAAAATATGTTGGTGTTTTTAATTTTGGTAAATCGCTCATTATACTATTCTCCTTTTAAGTATCCTATTTAAAATTATGTACAAACCATGTTATAGTTGTTTCTAAAATTGATTCTGCTCCATATGATAATTCAATAGTTGAAATTGCTGTAGGATAACATTCTTCAATTTTTATTTTTGATGTAGGTTTTCCTTCTTTATTAAGTATTTCAATATCCAATTGTTGTATTATTTCATCATAATATTCAAGTCCTTCTTTTCCAACATCATCAAAATATTCATAAATATCTTTATTTCCTTTTAAAGTATCATCTACATAAAAAGTAGTAGATAAATCTTCAATTAATAACTGATATGGTATATTTTTTGTTGGGCCATATCTAAACCATTCTTCTGTAGCAAGTGATTTACCGGGTATTGTTATAGTATGACAATGAAATGACATATCACTAGCATATGGTAATGTTATTTTGTATTTATTTGGTAATAATAAATTATAATTACTTATTTTTCCAACAATAGTATCAATAGATATATCATTTTTTACTCTCATATTTTGTTGTGCCATATTATTTATTCCATTTTCTTTTTGAATCTGCCCAAACTTTACTTTGTGGAGCTTTTTTAAATCTAGCAACAGGTAATAAAATAGCTTTATGCCATTGTTGGGGTCTTATCATATTTACTTTTGATCTTATATGTCCTGTTAAATATCTTTTTAAACATGGTCTAAAATATCTATATTTTGATGCTTGTTTAAGTATATCATATGTTACTCTTAATCTAGTCGTTCTATCAAATTTTGTATTATTCAATGTTGTAAAAAGTCTTTCTAATAATATTCGTCTTTGTTCTGGTGGTATATAATGAAGATTTAGACCTAACCAACCATCCTTATACATATCAATACATATTATTAAAGGAAACATATCATAATAAGGTAGTGTTTCTTTCCATTTTGGATCATATTTATAAAAAAACATTTTACCAATCATTTGACCATCTGTTTTAGCACGAAAACGAAGATCTGTCATATTACCTTTTATTTTATCTTCACCTGATAGAAGAGCTTTTACATTATCACGAAACCATTTTTTAGCATCTCTAATGTCTTCTTGTTTGTAACGTTTGTTGGTTGTGAAAACGTTGTTTGTTGATTTGTTTCTTTCTTTTTTTTCCATTATATTTTTTTGGTAATCTTTTTAAAAGTTTTATCCCAGTTCGTTTAAAATCATCTTCTGTAAAAATACTAAATATTAAATTTTGTTCAATACAAAATTTCTTTGCTGCTGTCCATTTACATATGTTAGTTGTGTATGTTGATTTTTCTACTAAATATCGTTTTGTTTTTCTCTTTTTAGGTGGTATAGTTTGATTTTTTGGTTTTATTTCTATGAGATATTTTTTACCATTATTAAATTCTACAATAAAATCAGGATAATATTTTCGCATTTTATTTTTTGATTTATCATAATATGGAATACCAAATGGTTCACTCGCCCATTTAACTATTTGATCATTTTTATCACACCATTTAGCAAATGATCTTTCCCATAGTGATCTACATACTATTTTCGAAACATCTCCTATATATTTTTCTTTATTTTTTGGTTGATACTTAGTTTTATATGCCATGTATTTTTTTCATAAATATTATATGAATATTTATAACAATTGTAGGAGAACAATAAATGTCAATTTCAGTAGGGGTAGAAGGAAATATGCCATATACCCATATATCAGGGCCAGAAACTATTATATTGCCATTACCTGATGATATATCAACAAGTATAAGTATGAATTATGATTCTGAAGATATGAACGCATTTAAATCTTTTGGAGATGGTTCTAGTATATTTGATAAATCCTCACATTTAGATACGTTAAATAATATTAAATCAAATGCTGCTTTTATTGGCAAAAATGCTGCTTGGACTGTTGCTACTTTTGGTAGTGGTGTTGCTAGAAAAAGAGCTGGTGGTATTCTTAATGCTAATAAAGAAATGTTTTTTAATGGAACTGATTTTAGGAGATTTAATTTTACATGGACTGTTATACCAACAAACGCAAAATATGCAAAGGGAATTAATGAGGTAGTTACATTATTTCAAAAACATTCTGTTGGTGAATTATCTAATAAAGGAAGAAGAATAAAATATCCTGATTCGTGGAAAATACAATTTGATGGAGCAAATATAATTAATGATATTAGAGATTGTTTTGTTGTTGGTGTTAGTGCTAATTTTTCCACAGGTGGTAATGTTAGAGTTCATACTGATGGGTATTCAGTTACAACCACACTTACTGTAAATTTTGTTGAAGTTACAATTAGAACAAAAGAGGATTTCTAATGCCTGTACCAGATAATTATGCTCAATATGAGTTATTTTATGATAAAGAAAATTATTATTTTAAACCTTTTCCTTATATTAATTATGATATAAATGGTGATGGAAATACAATAAAAATTAAGAATTTTCTAAAAAGATTTGATTTTCTTAAATTAGTTAGAGAAAATAATTCTATTTATATTAAATGGGTTATTCGTGATGAAGATACTCCTGAAATTATAGCTCATAAAATGTATGGATCTAGTCATTTTTATTGGGTTATATTAATGTTAAATAGAATGATAAATCCTACTTTTTCTTGGGCTTTAACAAGTGATGATCTTCATGATTATGTAATGAGGAAATATGGAGAAGAAAATATTTATGATCATCATCATTGGGAATCTGTAGATACTGGTGATGAATATGATTTACCAAATGGTATTATTGTTGATAAAGAATATCCTCATAAAATATCAATATCAAATAATGATTATGAATTGAAAAAGAATGATGAAAATCGTGAGATATTAATTCTTAAAAAAGAATATATTCATTTAGTAAAAGAAGAGTGGAAAGTTTTAGGAAAAACTAACTTTACAAAGGTAAGATTATAGATGGCTGGTGTTATAGGAGGGTCTGAATATTCTCCGGGAACATATAATATTGATAAAATTGAGATTAATGGTGATGATGTTAAATGGATGTTGGTTGAATTGAATTTTTATGAAGATTTATTATCACCTTGTATTACTGGTGATATAACTATTATTGATACTTATAATCTTTTATCAAATACACCTTTTCTTGAAGGTGATAAAATTAACATAAGTCTTAAATGTAATAATGATGATAAGATGCAATCTAGTGTCGATGGTGGTGAAATTGATGATGTGTTTGAGATTATTAAAATAATGAATAGAGTTAAAACTAAAGATAATCAACAAGTATATACTTTAAAATTTGCTTCTGCTGGATGGTCAACAAATGTTCGTACTAGAATATCAAGATCATATATACAACAATCATATTCTGATATTGTTAAAGATATTTTTGATTCAAAATTTAAAGTTCCTGCTGGTTTAAATGGAGAACTCAAAGCAAAAGAACTTAAGATAGAAGAAACAGAAGGGTCTTTTAATGTAATAATTCCACGATGGAAACCTCTTACATGTTTTAGTTGGCTTGCTGGTAGAAGTAGGAGTAAATATGCTTGTAACTGGTTATTTTGGGAAGATAAAGATGAATTTCATTATGAATCAGTAGATTCTCTTATGAAAAAAGGATCAATAGCCACTTATACTGTATCTGTAAAAAATAGAGAAAAAATTTCTGAACAAGATTATTTTACAATATCAGATTATGAATATATGGATACAGGAGAAATTCTTTATTATGGTTTAAATGGTATGTTTGGAAATAGATTATTAATTCATGATATTTTAAATAAAAAACAATTTGATTATTTTCCTACAGGACAAGAAGCTGATAATTTTATATTAAAAGATGAATATGATTATCAAGAAATGTTTGAGAATTTATTCCATACTGGTGATGGTGTTCCTTTAGTCGATTCTGATATTACAGATTCATTTTCAAGTAATCCGGGTAATGCTCGTTTAACTGTAATTAATAAACATTATAAACAGTGGGATGAAACTACAGATTTTGAATATGATAAATGGCTTCGTCAACGTATTGCTCAAAAACAAATTATTAAATATTTAAAAATTAGGGTATGGGCTGTTGGTAACTTTAAAAGAAAAGTTGGTGATATAATAACATTTGATATGCCTTCTCCTGAATTTAATAATTCATCTGAGAAAAATGATCCTAGATTAACTGGTGATTATTTAATAACAGCATTAAGACATAAATTTGATGCGAATAAACATATAATAATAATGGAATTGATTAAAGATTGTATAGCAGAAGGATAAAATGTTTACTGAAAATAAAATAGTAAAATTTGGAGATGATGATTTTCATTGGTTTTTTGGTGTTATTGAAGATAATGATGATCCTTTAAAATTAGGAAGAGTTCGTGTTCGTGTTATTGGAGATCATACACAGAAAAAAGAAGGTAGAATACCAACAGATGGTTTACCTTGGGCTATTCATATTGTAACTTCACCTAATACACAAATGAATGGTATGGGAAATTCTCCTACTAATTTATATAAAGGTACTTGGGTTGTTGGTTTTTATATTGATGGGCCTAATAAACAAATGCCTCTTATTTTTGGTTCATTTGGTGGTGTTCCAAGAGGATTGCCAAATAAAGAAATTGGTTTTAATGATCCTGATGGAAAATTTCCTATGGGTCATATGATATTTGAACAAGATACTAATAGGCTTGCTCGTGGTGCTGTTGAACGTGGAGTTGAAATTCCAGAATCTATTGTTGATAAAAGAGAACGTTTTTGTGATGATACTATATGCCATTTAGATGCTGTTTATGCTAAAGAATATTATGATAAATTTGATGAAAAATATGTAAAATGGTTTGATAGAAAACATTATGATGATGATACAACAGAAGATCCAGAAGAACCTAAAAAGAAAGATGACAATCAATGTCAATATGTATTAAATAATAATCATCCAAATCTTGTTTATAAATTTATCAATAGACAACGATTTATACCTATTTCTAAACCTTTTTTTGATCCAATTCATAGAGAATTTTGGCATGAAAATATTTCTCCATATAATGCCAAATATCCATATAATAAGGTTTGGGAAGGATATCATGAAAAGGGTGGGGCAAAAGAATATGCTTATGATCAAACTATAACTGATTATGATGGTTCTATGATTGAAGGTGTTCATAGAAAACAAAATTGTGGTGAGGGGTCATGGGGTCATATTGAAGAGTGGGATAGTACACCGGGGCAAGAGCGTTATCATAGAGTTCATAAAAAAGGGAATTATCTTGAAATTGATAAAGATGGTAATGAAATTAGAAAGATTTATGGAGAAAATTTTGAAATAGATCTTGATAATAAATCAATTTATATTGATGGTGATTGGAATATTACAGTTGCGGGAGATAAAAATGAATTGATAGAAGGTGATTATAATTTACAAATAATGAAAGATTTTAAAACTGATGTTAGAGGTTCTATAAAAACGCATAGTGATGAAGAATCTGAATATCATTATAAAGAGAATCTTAGAGTTCGTGTTGATGGAGATGAAAAAAGAAGAGTTTCTGGTGATAGAAATACAAGTATTTTAAAACGTGATTATATAGAATCTGTTGATGCTGAGAGACGTGCTAATACTATTGTTCGTAAAGGTGCTGAGTCTATGATAGATGAAGCATTTAAACTTTATGAATTAAAAGTTTATGATATGGAAATGAGTGTTTGTAATTTAGAAAGTGAGATAAAAACATGGAATAATGTATCAGAAACTAAGACTGATGATATTATGAATCTTACTGAAAAAATTAATATACAAAAAATAGATGTTAATATACTTGAAGAAAATACTGGAACACATACAGAATCAAAACAAATTCATAATGAATATTTAACTACATATAATGGTTGTGTTGATTTTTGGCAAATTCATACTATTGATTTTGAAGTTTTCTATCGTGATAATCTTTTATTTGAAAAAGGTGGTCATGGTGGTGGTTGTTCTTCGCAGGGTGGTGGTGGAGTTCCTTTATTTCCAGATGTTGTTGATGTAGGGCAAGTTAATTATCCTGAAACTGATGGAATTCAACAATGTTTAAAACGATATAATGAATGTATTGAAGCAGCAAAATCAAATTGTACAACTACTATTATAGATCCAAGAGTTGTTGATGAGAATGGTAATCCAAAGACTGAGGATCGTGTTGATTGGGAGAAATACCATGCTTCTATACAATCATGTAAGTTATCATATGAAGCTTGTGTAGAGGCAAATAAAGGGCTTGAGTGTGATGTATGCGCTCCTTCTCAAGGATCTTTATCTTGGGACTGTATGGGATGTCATAGTACAGATTGTCCTACAGATGATAAAAAAGTAGTAAATATTGATTGTCTTACTGTTCCATGTGATAAAATTGAAGGGCCACCTGATGTAACAGTAATTGATCCGTGGAAAGATTGTGAACAGGAGAAACCATAATGTACAATTATAGAAGAAATGATTATAAAGGAAAACATGTATCAAAAACTAAATTGGATATGGATTTTAATTTTAGAACACATCCAATTTCTAATGATATTACAAAATTAAAAGATATTGAAGCTATAAAATCTTCATTAAAAACATTAGTTTTATTAAATCATTATGAAAAACCTTTTCATCCTGATATAGGATGTGATATTTATAAATCACTTTTCGAACCAATGGATGAACCGGGTCTTCATTTTACTATGGAAAATTATATAATAAAAACTATAGAACAATATGAACCAAGGGTATTGTTGAAAAAAGTAAAGGTGGTATTTCAGGAAGATAAAAATAATGTAGAAATTACAATATATTTTGTTCCAGTAAATGCTGTTGATACAGTATCTATGACAATGTATTTAAAAATATTGAGATAAATAATATAAAAGGTAAATAAAATGGCAACAAATACAAGTAAATTATCACCAACAGAACTAGATTTTGATTTAATTAAAGCAGAATTAAAAAATTATTTGAGTTCACAAGATGAGTTTAGTGAATATAATTTTGAAGGATCTGCTCTTAATGTATTAATGGATGTCCTTTCATATAATACTCATATGAATGCGTTTATGGCAAATATGATGGGTAATGAAATGTTTTTAGATTCTTCATCTATACGTCAATCTGCAATTTCAAAATCAAAAGAAATAGGATATAATGCTAGATCAATAAGAACAGCAAAATCTATTGTTAATATAAATGTAGATAATGTTGCTGGAAATCCATCACATATTACTATGGATGCTGGAACACAATTTAATACAAATTATGATATTATATTTTCTACAAAAGAAGATATGTTATTGTATCCAGATGAAAATATTAATGGAAGATATTCAATAAAAAATATAGAAATATATGAAGGTAGATATAATAAATTTAGTTATGAATTAGATAGTTCTAATGTTGATCAAGAAATAATAATTCCTTCAATTGATGTTGATATGAGTACATTAAGAGTTACTATTAAACCTGATAAAAATTCTACAGAAATTGAAGAATATTTTTTAAATGATGATTTAAATAGACTTAAACCAGATAGTCTTGTATTTTTTACCAGTGAAACTCCTGAAGGATATTATGAAATTACTTTTGGTGATGGAATTTTAGGAAAAAAACTTATAAATGGAAATTATATAACTCTTCATTATATAATTTCTATAGAAAAAGAAACAGCAAATAATATTGATAGATTTATACCTTATCAAAGAATAGATGGTTATAGTGATATAATTATTGATGTTATTGAACCTGCATATGGGGCTTCAGAAAAAGAAAGTATTGAAAGTATTAAATTTCTTGCTCCAAAAATGTATCAATCTCAAAGAAGAGCTGTTACAACTCAAGATTATGAAACATTTCTACTTTCTGATTATCCATGGATCGATACAATAAATTCATGGGGAGGAGAATATAATGAACCCCCAATATATGGAAAAGTATTTTTTGCTATAAAACCAAAACATACAGAATTTGTTTCTAATAAATTAAAAGAGGAAATAAAAGAAACTCTTATTAAGGAATATAATGTTGTAACTATTGTTCCTGAAATTATTGATCCAGATTATATCTATGTAAATATTAATACTGATATTTTTTATATAAATTCTCGTACTATATTAAGTGAAAGTAAGATGGTAGAAATGGCTACTGATACAATTTATAAATATTTTAATAATACTACAGGTAAATTTAAAATGGATTTTAGATTTTCTCCTATGACTACAAATATTGATAATACTGATCAATCTTTTGATAGTTCATTAAGTAGTATTATAATTCATAAAAGAATATATCCTATTATAAATTTATCACAAACATTTAATTTAAAATTTAATAATTCATTAGAACCTAATACAATTGAATCTACATACTTTAATATTGAAGATGAAGTATTTAAGGGAATTACTCTTGAATCTGTTATAAAAGATAATGGTAATGGAAAATTAAGATTAATATATGTTAATAGTGGTGTAGTAATTAATAATGATATTGGAAACGTGAATTATGAAACAGGAGAGATGACTTTTACTATTTTTCCATATAATCTTCCAGTTGATACATTAGATGTTCGTATATATGCTACACCAAAGTCAAAAAATATTAAATCTGGATATAATCAAATAATAATTCCAGATGAATCGGCAGTAAATCAAGATGTCAATCGTAAACAAGGGGTTAATATAAAAATGATAGATGTTGAGATTGAAAAAGGATAATAAATGAAATCTACAGATAATTTAATAAGTACACAAATAAATAATGTTATTCCACAATATATTCGTATGGAATATCCAAATTTTGTTGCTTTTATTCAATATTATTATGAATGGATGGAAAAGCAAGGAGCACCATATCATTTTATATCAAATGTATTAGATTTTTCTGATGTAGATAGAACTTCCATTGAATTTCTTGAAGAGTTTGGAAAAAACTTTTTACAGCCATTGCCTGATATAATATATGAAAATAATAATATTGCTACATTAGTTAAAAATATTGAACAATATTATTCAGCAAGAGGTTCTGAAAAAGCATTTAAATTTTTATTTAGATTATTCGAATATACAGATGATAATGAAAAAGAACTTGAATTTTATTATCCTTCATATGATATGCTTCGTGTTTCTGATGGTAAATGGGTAAAAGAAAAAAGTATTAAGATAATAAATCCTCATAAAGATGTTATGGATTGGGAATCTGGTCAAGTTACTGGAAAAATTTCAGGGGCAATTGCTGTAATTGATGAAATACGAATATATGAATCAACTTCAGGAGTAAAAATAGCTGAAATATTTTTAATGGAATTTGATATAATCCATACACCTGAAAAGTTTTTATGTGGTGAAGAAATAGAAATATTAACTAAAGATTTAAAAATTTATACTGCTATAACTGAAAATTTATTTTATAAAATTAAATTTGATATTGATCCTGTTACTGGTAAAGAAATGAGAGGTAAATATTATATTCCAGATCAACGAGTTAAAATTATTAATAATGGTATTGGTGAAGATGCTCGTGTTGTAGTTAATAATATAGGAAAAGGAACAGTAACAAGTTTTTCTATTATAGATGGTGGTTATGGTTATCAAATAGGAGATAAAGTTTATACAAATGATGATAAATTTGGTTCTGGTGCATATGGAAAAGTTACTGAAGTTGATAGTTCAGGATCTATAATAAAAACTAAATTATTATTTAGAGGGCATGATTATAAATATTGTCAGTCTGTAAAAATTGATAGTTTAAATGGTGAAAGAGCAGTTTTAATGATTGAAACTGATGATATTGGTAGAATTCTTGATATTGATATTCGTGATTTTGGTATTAATTATTTTTCTAATGAAACTATTATTGAATTTAATGTTTCTATGAGAATTCATAGTTTGATAAAGGATGGTTTTGTAGGTGAAACTGTTGTTGGTGATACTTCAGGAGCAGTTGGTATAGTTGAATATTGGAATCCTGAAACTGGTGTAATTTCTGTGAATATTACATCTGGAACTTTTATTATTGGTGAAAGATTCACAGGACAGCGATATGGTGGATCTGCTGAAATTTATGATATATCAATTGCTAAAGGGAAATTTGTTGAAGGATGTTTATGTAATTATGAAGGTAGATATATAAACAAAGATGGTCATATTTCATCATTAAAATATATTCAAGATTCTTATTTTTATCAAATGTTTTCTTATATGTTAAAAACATCAAAAGATAAAGAAGAATGGAAAGATATGGTAAAAAATGTTCATCCAGCAGGAACAATTGGTTTTTCATATAGAGATATAATTCTACAATATTTTAAAGAGTCATATGGTGGATTTATAAGTCCTAAACTTGATACTACTGAATTTTATAAATTTAGATGGAAATCAGAAAATTATCATGGAGGTCATACACGTTATGACGGAAACACACAAATAAAACAATATAAAGATGTAGTTGTTGATGATATTATCAACATAAATATTAATATATTAAATAAAACAGGATTCTGTTTTGGATCGGAGATCGAAATTTCATGAGTGCTATAATAACATTAAAATCACATTTAGATAATGCTAAAAAATATATAGAAGATAATTTTAACTCTTTATCTAAAGGAACAATTTCACATTTTTATACAGGAAGAACATTACAATGGAATGATGAATATTCTCCTGATATATCAACTTCATCTGAAAATGATATATATTTGAATTTATTTCAACGTGTTTTTTTAAAACAAATAAAAAAAGAAGATACATCTCTTGCTATAAAGAAATTTATATGGAAACCAAATACAATATATACTCGTGCTGATTATGATGTTGATTATACTGATTATAGAAATTGGATTCATCCAGAAAGTCCGTTTTATGTTATAAACTCAGAAGGAAATGTTTATAAATGTATTGAAAATGGATATAATTCAGATTCTACAGTTGAACCTACAGGGCAATCAATGTCATATATTTTTCTTGGTGATGGTTATATGTGGAAATTTATGTTTGACCTTAAAGTTGAAATAAGTAATAAATTCTTAACTGATTTATGGTTGCCAGTTGCTTATGATGATTTTAATAAATCAAATTCACAATTAGATGTTGAAAGTAATGCTATTGATGGAGATATTTCTTTTGTTAGGGTAGATAATGGTGGTGATAGATATACTTCAGCACCTATAATTGAAATTAGGGGAGATGGAACAGGAGCAGTAGCAGTACCTATTATGATTGGAGAATCTATTGATTTTATACAAATTTCAAATGCTGGATCTGGCTATACTCATGCTGAAGTTCATATTTTCGGAAATGGAAGTGGTGCTAAATTAACTGCTATGATATCACCTCCGGGAGGTCATGGTTCAAATGCTTCATATGAACTTGGATCATATTATGTTGAAATAATAAGTGAAATTATAGGTGATGAAGATGGTATTGATCCAATTACAGGAACATATAGAAACATAGGAATAGTTAGAAATACTGTAGATAAATCTGGTTCTATCATTACTGATGAAAAATATAATACTTTATCTATTATAAATATTAATAATTCTTCTGGAACATATGATACAAATGAATTAGTTATAGGTGAAACTTCATATGCTCAAGGAATAGTTTATTTTGATCCTTCTGGAACAAATAAAGATGTTCAAATGTATATGATTGAAGGAAATTTTACTAATGGCGAACGTATACATGGACAAGAATCAGGAGAAGTTGGCGAATTTAATGAATCTGCTAGTACAATTACAAATGTTGATATAAAAAGTGGAGATTTACTTTATAAAGAAAATATTATTTTTATATCAAGAAGAGAAATACAGATTGAAAAATTTGTATTTACAATAGAATTTTAAGGAAAATAAATGTTAAATTTTAATACAGCACCGTATTTTGATGATTTTGATAAGAATAATAAATTTTATCGTATTCTATATAGACCATCATACGCCGTTCAAGGAAGAGAATTAACTCAAAGTCAATCTATTATTCAAGAACAAATTAAAAAATTTGGTGATCATATTTTTAAACATGGAGCTATGGTTCTTCCGGGTCAAATTACTCTTGATCAACAAGTATCATATCAAAAAATGATTGCTACTTATGGAAATCCTTCTAATCAAATTGATATTGATCCTAATAATTTTCTTAGTTACACCATTATAGGTGAATCTTCTGGTGTAGAAGGTATTGTTGTAAATGTAGCAGCTAAAGATGAAAATGATCCTTTAACTTTTTTTATAAAATTTAAAGATTCTGGTAATGATAAAGAATCAATTGGTTTTTGGGATGGTGAAACTATATATCGCAAAGATGATCCACAAATAAGAGCTATTATTGAAGGAACTCTTAATGAAAGTGAACCTACATATAGTTCTACTGGAAAAGCTACAATGACTTCAATAGATAAAGGAGTTTATTATATTAATGGACTATTTATTGATAATGATTCTCAATCTATAATTGTGAGTAAATATGATCAAACTCCTTCTTGTAAGGTTGGTTTAAGAGTATATGAATCTGTTATTACACCTGAAGAAAATTTATCTTTAACAGATAATGCTAAAGGTTCTCCAAATTATGCTGCTCCGGGAGCACATCGTTATAAAATTGTTCTTAAATTAGAATATATTAATGTTGATGATGATATTTCTGATGATTTTGTAGTTTTACAGATTCTTGATAAAGGTATTGTTACAAAAGAAATTCGTATTTCTGAATATAATGAACTTGAAAAAACATTTGCTCGTAGAACATTTGATGAATCTGGTGATTATACTGTAAATCCATTTTCTATTATTATTAAAGAACATCTTCGTAAAGAAAATGATGAAAAATATAAAGAAGGAACTTTTTGGGAAACTGGAAAACCTACAGATACTACTGGTGTATATGCTCCTCCTTATGGAGATGAAACAAAACTTGTTGCTGAATTGGGAGAAGGTAAAGGATATGTTCAAGGACATGAAATAAGTAAAATTTCTAAATCAAATGTAGAACTTGATAAAGGTCGTGATTTTGAAGTATCAAATAATTCTGTTACTAATTTCTCTCTTGGAAATTATATAAAAATTGAAAATATTCATAATATTCCAAGAATTGATGAATTTGGAGAAATTCGTCTTTATCAGACAGTATCAACTGCTGGAAATCATAATTCAGATCAATCAGGAATTGCTAAAGTAAGAGCTATTAAAAGATTTGGTGATATTTCTTATCTTTACATTTTTGATATTAATATGATGGATGGATTTAATTTTGAAGATGATGTAAAATGGATATATGATACAAATGGTAATGGAACAAATAATTTTACTTGTTCTTTAATAGTAGAATCTGGAAATAAAACTTATTTATATAAATCTGATAAAAATGTTTTATTATTTCCTCTTCCAAATAATACAATTAAAACTCTTTCTGTAAGTGGGGCTGGAATTGATACAAATTATGCTTCTTCTAGGGCATATTTTAATACAGGTATTGTAAGTAATACTGCTACTCTTGTTGCTAAAGATAATGAAGTATTTCAGCAAAATACAGAATCATATTATATTTCATATTCATCAAATGGTGCAATAGTATCTAATCCTACATTTAATTTTACTGGTGCTCCTACAGGAAAAGTTTTAGAAATTGGTAATTTATCTGAACCTGTAAATATTATCGCTCCTGTTACAAAAACTATTAGTACACAAAAAACAAAATATTTACAAACAAATAATTCTATAATTATATCTACACCAAATAAAGTTCAAAATGGTAGAGATTATTTAAAGAAAGCTGATGTTACAAGAATAAAAAATGTATATATGTCTCCTGATTTGTCAACTATACCTACAATAAATGATGTTGATATTAGGGATAGATATCAAATGGATACTGGTTGTAGAGATAATTATTATGATATTGCTTCTATAATTCTTAATAGTGGTGAAAATTCACCGACTGGTCAAATAATGATTGTATTTGATTATTTTACTCATACTGAAGGTGATTATTTTTCTGTTGATTCTTATGTAGATTTAACATATGAAGAAATACCTGTATATGATTCTAGTGAAACTGGCGAAACATATGCTCTTGCAGATTGTTTTGATTTTAGACCTAGAAAATCAGATAATGGCGATTCATTTATTGGAACTGGGGGTTCTATTGGAGAATTACCTCAAGTATTAACAGATATTCGTTCAGATTATGAATATTATTTAAATAGAATTGATTATCTATATCTTGATTATACTGGCGAATTTATGATTGCAAAAGGTATTTCTGCTGTTAATCCTAAACCACCAGAAAAGCCAGAAATGGGAATGGTTCTTTATGAAATTTACATTCCTGCTTATACATTTATTCCTTCTGATGTTAAACCATCTTATAAAGATAATAAAAGATACACAATGCGTGATATTGGTAATCTTGATAAACGGATTGGTAATCTTGAGTATTATACTTCTTTAAGTCTTTTAGAACGTGAAACATCTTCAATGGAAATTCTTGATGAAAATGGATTAAATCGATTTAAAAATGGATTTATTGTTGATCCTTTTGATTCACATAAAGTTGGTGATGCTACTCATTCTGATTATAATTGTTCTATTGATCCTGAAAATAAAATAATGCGTCCAAAATTTAATGATGAAAATATTGGATTATTATTTGATAGTGATAATTCTTCTCATGTTCAGAGAACTGGTGGAATTGTAACTCTTCCATATACAGAGACAATTATTAATAAACAAACTCAAGCATCAAAATATGAGAATATTAATCCATATGCGTTTCGTAATATTTTTGGTAATTTGGTATTTAATCCTGATTCTGATGTTTGGCATGATAAGAAAATACTTCCAACATTAATTGTAAATAATTCTCCAAATTATGAAGCTCTTAAGTTTATTGCTGATAATACTAAAGAATTAAATGGTGTTGAATGGGGAAGATGGAATGATGTAGGTGGTCGTAAAAATGTAAGTACAAGTTCTTCTAGTTCTTCTAGTTCTACAGTATTTTCACGTAGAAGTACAGGTATATCTCATGATGAAGGTTGGTTACAGAATAGAACAACATCATCATGGAGCGCAACTACATCTTGGAAACAAGATCAAAGTAGATCTGGTATAGCTCAAGTTCATAAAGACTCAAATGTAATGTCAAAAAGTCTTGGTGATCGTATTACTGAAGTTAATTATATACCATATATGAGAAGTATTCCTGTTGTTATTAAAACAGATCAAATGAAAAAGAATACAAAAGTTTATCCATTCTTTGACGAAATTTCAATGAGTAAACATTGTGTTCCTCCTTCTAAAAATGATTATTGTACTCCTGCTTCTAAAATTATATGTTCTTCTATATCTGGAACATTTAAAACAGAAAATTATAATGAAGAATATATAACCGGAAATGTTTCTGGTACAACTGCTGTTGTTATGTACCAAACTGAAAACTATTTACTTATTCTTAATAGAAAAGGAACATTTCAGAATGGGGAAACTATAACAGGAAATAAATCTGGTGCTTCATGTGTAATTAGTTCATTTGAAGATAATAATCTCGGAGATCCTATTATTACTGGTGAAATGGGAGAAGTTGTTCTTGTTTGGAATATTCCAAATGATGATGATCTAAAATTTATGACAGGTGAACGTGAATTTATTCTTAATGATCAAAATACAAATGCTGATCCAGTTCATACAAAATCTAAAGGTATGTTTAAATCTCATGGTTTATCATCTAAACAGGAAGATACGGTTCTTTCTACAAAAACTATAAAATTTACTAAAACTCCTGTAAGACAAAATCGTACTGTAAGTAGAAGTTCTACAAGAAGTGGAAGTAGTAGTAGTGTTGGAGATTGGTATGATCCTCTTGCTCAGTCATTCTTAATTAATGAATCTGGTGGTTGTTTTCTTACTAAAGTAAGAGTATGGTTTCAGAATAAAGATACTGAAGAAGCTGTTATATGTGAGATTCGTAATATGGTTAATGGATATCCTGATCAAATTGCTTTATCAGAAACTACAGTTCAACCTAAAAATGTTTCTGTATCTGAAAGAGCACCGGGAAATCCTACTGATTTTTATTTTCCAGAACCAATATATTTAAAAGAAGGAGAGAGTTACTGTTTTGTAATTAAACCTACTGTAGCTTCATCTTCATATAATGTATGGGTTGCTGAAAGTGGAAAACTTGATTTAAGTTCGGGAGAAATTATTACAGGAAAAGAATCTCTTGGATCATTATTTAAATCACAAAATGCTTCTACATGGACATCAAATCAAGATGAAGATATTATGTTTGAATTATCAAAAGCTGTTTTTGATATAACTTCTGATGGTTCATGCCAATTAGTAAATGATGTGATACGTCCTGAACTTTTAAAAAATAATCCTATTGAAACACAACAGGGATCTGAAAAAGTTCGTATATACCAAAAAGATCATGGTTTAACTGATGGTTCAATGTATAATATTTCTGGATTAGAATCTGGAATAGATTATAATGGATTTTTAGGTTCTCAATTAAATGGTATTCATATGATTACTGATAACGAGATTGATTCTTTTGTTATAGTAATTAATGGAACACAAGCCACTGATACTGGTCTTACTGGTGGAACTACAGTTATGGGAACAAAAAATTATCAACTTGATGTCGCACATCCTCTTGTTAATGAATTAATTCTTGATGAAACTTATGTTGATTGGCAACTACAAACAACTACAGGACAATCTATAGATGGAAATCAAACACATTATTTAACTGAACCTTATATTGATATTATTAATAATGAAGATATCGATATGTCTAAACCTATGTTAATTGCTTCAAATTATAATGAAGATCAATATTTAAGAAGTGAAAAATCTCTTAAACTCATGGGAACAATGCATTCTGATAATAAAAATGTTTCTCCTGTAATTGATGCTCAACAGTATGATGCTAATACTGAAAATGGAGAAGATATATATTTTAATCATAGTTCTTCTACATTAATTGCTATATCAAATAGAATTGATTTTCCTTCAATAGGAACATGGGATATTGGAACTGATGTAATATTTTCTATTGGTAATGGAGAAGACGAATTAAATATTATACATTCTGATCATGAAATGGGAACAGGATCATTTATATATATTTCAGATTTTAATGATAATATTGCGGGTTTAACTGATTTTGATCCAAATGGTCTTCATGAAATACGTGTTATTGATAAAGATCATTATCTTATAGATATGGGAGAAACTGTTACTACAGGTTATTCTGGATCTGGTGATGATACAAGTGGAAATAATAAAACTAAAATAGCATTTTCAGAATCGCATTTTGTATATGTTCCTGAAAATCGTTCATTTAATTGTTCTACGTCATCTCGTTATATGACTAAACAAGTAACTCTTACCGAACCTGCTGAAAATTTTAAAATTTTCTTTGGTGCTGTAAGACAACAAGAAGCTGATATTGATGTATATTATAAAATTAGAAGTCCTTATGAGGTAACAGAATGGAATGAAATTAATTGGATTAGATTGGATGCTCCTGATGAAGATGTTGCTATTTCAGAATCAAATACTGATTTTAAAGATTATTCATTTACAGTTGAGATTGATAGTAATGATCCAAATAAACCATGGAATAAATTAAATCCACCTGTTCCATTTAATGCAATTTCAATAAAAATTGTTATGAAAAGCACAAATTCAACTCAAGTACCGATTTTTCAAGATTTTAGATTGATCTGTACAACATAAATAAAGATATGAATAGTATAAAAGATTTTCAAAAAAAGACAAGTGGGGCTGTTGTAAATACAAATTCTAAAGATTATATGAGAGCAAGAAATCGTAATCATATAAGGAGAATTCAGCAACAAATGTTTGGAGATAATGAACATGAAGGTGATATATCTAAAGTAATTCGTTATCAGAATCATGATCATAAAGTTATTAAAAATATAGAAAATGATATTAAGACTATAAAACAATTATTAGAACAAATAGTGGGAGATAAATAATGTCAGTAATTTTAGTTTCATTAGAAGATACATTCAATCAATGGAGAAAAAAAACTAATGATATTTCTCTTATAGTTGGTGATATTGATTATATGGTTTCAAATGAATCAACTGTAATACGTGCTATTAATGAGAATTTTAATCATATTGGAAATCTTGATGGTCTTACAACAGATATAAAAGATAATTTAGTAGATTCTATTAATGAAATTGATTTTAATGTAAATATAAATAGCGTAAATATTGGTGATCTTACATTATTAACAACAATAGATAAATCATCTCTTGTAAATGCTATTAATGAACTTGATAGTGATATAGGAGATTTGCCCGATCTTACAACAAATGATAAAACAAATATAGTAAGTGCTATTAATGAAGTTGATGGAAATGTAGACGACATTATATTTAAAGTTGGTGATTTAACAACATTAACTACTACAGAAAAGGGAACTATTGTAGGTGCTATTAATGAAGTTGATCTTCATTCTGATCAAAATAAAGATAATATAGGAAATTTACCAGATCTTATTACAACAACAAAAGTAAATCTTGTTCTATCTACTAATGAAGTAAAAACTCAAGCAAATACTAATACATCTAATATTGGAGATATGAATCTTGATACTACATCTTCAGATTTAACAGAAGCTGTAAATGAAGTATATACTTCTACATTATCTATTGGTAATACAAATAATTTAACAACAGATTCAAAATCATCTCTTGTATCTGCTATTAATGAAGTTGATGCTCATACAGATACAAATTCTTCTTCTATTGGTGATGTAACATTATTAGAAACAGATGATAAAACTTCTTTAGTAAATGCTATTAATGAGTCAATAGAATTATCAGTAGCTTTTGCTATAGCTCTTGGTTAATAAATGTCAGATTTTAATAAAATAATTTTTAATTATATTACAATATTTGATAATCCAGATGTAAATATTACATATAGAAATGATATTTCTAGTAATATATCTTTTTCTGATACTGCTAAAATATTTGATATATTTAAAGTAAATAATATTGATGATATAAAATTTAAGATTCATTCAATAGGAATAATTTCAGATTATATTAAAAGAATTTCTGATGATTATGTAAAATTTGGTAATATATCAAAGGCATTAGTATATTTCAAAACTAAAATTAATGATGATATACAATTATCTGATAATTCTATATCTCATATGACAACACATAAATATGCTTCCGATAAGTCTATAATTAGGACAAAAGCATATTGTAATGTTATATACGGAAATGATAATGTAAATGATGAATCTAAATTTTCTGATTCTGTTTTTGCTATTATATCAAGAAATTCAACAAGAAGATTTAAAAATGCTGTATTTAGTCTTCTTGGAACTACAGAAGAAATAATTTATACATGTTCTGGAAAATCTGCTACTATTATGAATATTTCTATATGTAATAGAACATTAAATGATGTTAATGTTGATATTTTATTATATAAATCTGGAAATCCAATATATATAATAAAACAATTATTAATTAAATCACATCAAGCATATGTTATAAATAATAATAATGAGACAAATATTCAATTAGAAGGAAATGATGATATAAGAGTAGTTACTGATACTACAAATTCTTCTGATATTTATATGGCTTTAATGGAACAATTATAGGAAAATAAAATGTCAATAGATTTTAAAAATAAAACAACACAAGGGGTAGGAACTGGCTTTACTGATGTTTATGTATGCCCCGGAAATATAAAATCATCTGTAATTTTTGGTATGACTATCGCAAATGTAGAATCAAGTTCTATTCCAATTACAGTAGAAGCAAGAATTGAAGATTTATCAGCAACAACATATACTCATATTGTGGCACCAGATACTCCTATTGAAGTAGGCGCATCTCTTGTTCCTGCTGGTGGTATTCAAAAAATAGTTTTAGAACCGGGCGATAAAATTCAGGTTGCTTGTTCTGATGCAAGTGGAGCTGATGTAACAATTTCAGCATTAGAACTTTCATAAAAAAGAGGAAAATATGTATATAGGAAGAGAAGCACAATTACAAGGTGCATATGATAAAGTTGATGATATATCAAGTCAGTTTGATGGAAATATAACAACATTTGATATAAAAGTTAATACAGTTAGTCGTATGATTGGTAAACCTACTAATCTCATTGTTGCTCTTAATAGAGAAATACAAGAACCTAATGATGATTATCAAGTTTCAAATAGTCAAATTATATTTACTGTAGCTCCTGCAAGTGGTGTTAAATGTTTTATAACTATTCTTGGTGATGTTTTTAAAGCTCCAACAACAGGAAATACTGATTTAAATAGTCTTACTGATGTTGTAATTGGTTCTGAAAGTGATAATGAAGTTCTTACATATAGTAGTGGGTCGTGGGTAAATTTACCTCAAGGAACTACTCATTTAAGTAATAATACAGACGTTGATACTTCTACTGCTGTTAATGGTGATATTCTTACATTTGATGGTGTAAAATGGTCTGGTGAATCTAATAGTTTAGATAATATTAGTGATGTTAATATTTCATCTCCATCAAATAATCAAATTCTTACATGGAATAATAATGATAGTGAATGGCAAGCAATGGATGCTCAATCAACAGTTTCTGTTATTGATGATCTTAATGATGTTGATACTACTACATTACTTCCGGCTATTGATCAAATTCTTACATGGGATGGATCAAATTGGACACCTAAAGATACACAATCAACTGTAAATGAAATGGATGATCTTTCTGATACAGATACATCTACAGTTCCTCCTATTGATGGACAAGCTCTTGTATGGAATTCTTCATTAGCTAAATGGAATCCCGGAACTGTATCTGGTGGTGGAGGTGCTTCAGTTATTGATGATCTTAATGATGTTGATACTACTACAAATTCTCCTAATGCTGGTCAGGCTCTTATATGGGATGGTGTAAATAGTGTATGGATTCCCGGAACTGTGTCTGGTGGAAGTGGTGGAAGTATAAATGATCTTTCTGATGTTGATACATCTACTACTACTCCTACAAACGGTCAAGTATTGAAATGGAATTCTACAAGTAGTTTATGGATTCCTCAAAATGATGAAGGTGATGGAGGATCTGTTGAAATTTCTACAGGAAATATAGAAATATATTTATCAGCTACAGGAGAT